TCTATAGCTCTACCACCATTCCATGTGCCAGTTTCTATAACAGTTTTAGGTTCATACTTTTTCATTATCTGTGATATTTGTTGATACCTGTTAGGTTTAATATCAGGAGCAACATTATCTGATAAAGGAAAAGCTCTTTCACCATTACCTTTTCTTATAGCAACCTTAGAGAAGTCTGGTCTACCTGCAAAATGATAAAAGAAATCATTCATGGCATTCATTACTTCTACCTTCATACCATGTGCTTGATAGATACTTAATAATCTAGATAAGATATAATAATCATGCCATTCTCTATATTTAATCATCTCACCTAATATATACGCACCACGTAAGTCTGCAAGTATATCTATAGTAGGTTGTTTATCTAAATTAAAAGCCATAAAGAAAGGCTCTTCAGGATTATAAACTATATCTGCTTTATCATTTAACATAGATAACATATCTTGTTTTGTTAATCTCTTTTTTAAATAAGAATCAGCATCAATCCATATTAACCAACCTGCTTCTTTACTTTTTTCTGCTAAATCAAAAGCCATTTCAGTTAAAGCAAATACTTTATGTGACCACTTCAATGCATCTAACTTTTCATTGTAAGGTATCTTGCCTTCTTCTGTGCCATCATGTTCTGCATATCTTTTCAAAAAGTCTTCATGGTCTTTTATATCATGTAAACTTTTATAAGTATAATCTGGTAAAGAATATGCATCTATCTTACAATCGTGATAGTATGCAGTAAAGTTTATACTTGTATCTAAATTTTCTTTTGTTGAGTTCAATAAATGAACCGCAGTATCTTTTAATATAGTTTCATTAAAACATGTAACTATGTTAATTTCTTTCTTCGTAGACTCCAAAATTTTTCTCCAATGTTTCTAATGCTTCTTCAGCTTCAGCTAATTGTTTTATTAATACAACAGAATCCTCAACTATCTTAGGATGTTCGCCTATTGCTACTGGTTTTTGAAAAGCTAAATCAAGCTGATATAAAGCTTTTGTTCTTTCACCTTCATAATGTGCATGAATAGCTTTGTATAGTGTATAATTTAATTCTCTTGTCATTGTATTAAATAGTCCTTTTCTCTTGGTATAATACCTTTCATCTGTAACCATCTGGCATCTTCACACCATTTAACAGCATATCTTCCTTCAGTAGTTCCTCTAGGTTTCCATTTAGCAAACCAGGGACCGCCTGTTGTAAAGTGAACAATCTTTGGTTTCATATCTTCTGGTGAATGACCATCAAG